GGATGACTGATTCCACCCAGCATTTACTGCAAGAGTTCTTAAATTAGCTTGGTCTACGTTTGATGAAATGGTAAAGCTAAACGTAGGACTTGCTAATTGTTTCCCATAGAAATCACTGAAGCTAATTGCTCCAGTAGGAAATGTACCTGAACCACCAGCAGCTGTATACCACTGAGTTCCACGATAAGAATTTAAGTTGTTTCCTCTACCAAACTCAGCATTAATCTGAGCCATTGTTAGAGTACCTGATGATGGTAATGGCATTACTTAGCCTTTAACAGTTCAATTTCTTTTCTCAATTCTACCACTTGCTTTGCTAATTCAATAGCAGCTACAAGAGCAGCGTTACCGTATGCTAAAGATAAGTGTTCACCATCGAGTACAGACTCAGGAAGAATCTTTTGCATATCCTGAGCAGAGACACCAGCCTGAGTAGCTTCAATATCAGTACGGTCATAGATACCAGATTTAACCTTGGCAAGCTTCTCAACAAAGTTATCTTGTACTGGTCTCCAGTTTTTCTTTAAGCGTTCATCAGAATAAGCTGTTACGTTAGCTGTAGCTGTAAAGTTTCCTGATGTATCACAAGTAAGTAAATTACCGCCACCACTATTTAAAAGATAAAAAACATTGGTATCGTTATACAACGAAAAAGTTGTTCCATTTGTATCAGCAAAAAACAAACGAGGTGCGGTACTACTTACTGTAAGAGAATTAACTGTATAAGCATTTGCTGTATTTAAAGCGTTAGCTGTCGTAGCCGTAGTAGCTGTTGCAGCATTACCAGTAGTACTCTGATTCCATGTCGGAACAGTGCCTGATAAGTTAGCGTATGTGTAGCCAGTACAGTTAGTTAGAGTACCGCTAGAAGGAGTACCTAATGCACCACCTGTAGAATACTTACCATTAAATGTAGTCCAATCAGTAGAAGTTAGATAACCGCTTACAGATGTAGTTGCAGCAGCCATAGAGATAGCAGGAGTTGCCCCACCTGAAGATACGACAGGAGCAGTACCAGTTACAGAAGTAACACCACCAGTAACAGTTCCCCAATTTAATGTAGTACCATTATTTGTTAAGAATTTACCTGAGTTACCTGTAACACTAGGAACATAACTAGCTGCTGTTGTTGCAGAAGCAGCAGCATTTGTTTCTGATGTAGCAGCAGCACTAGCAGAGTTACTAGCATTAGTAGCACTTGTTGATGCACTGCTTGCAGAGTTACTTGCATTTGTTGCTGAGGTAGCTGCTAACTGTGCATTATATTTAGAAGAGTATTCCCCACCAGCTACTGGAGCAGAAGTTTTAGTAGCCCAGTCATTAGCTAAAGAAGCAGAAGCAGTAGCATTAGTCTCTGCAGTCTCAGCATTGGTCTCTGCAGTCTGTGCAGCAGTCGCTGAAGCAGATGCTAAACCAGCTTGTGTAGTTGCTGTAGAAGCTGCACTGGTTGCTGTAGAAGCAGAAGCAGCAGCGTTACTTGCTGATGTTGATGCATTAGAAGCTGAAGTAGAAGCAGCTGTTGCACTGTTTTGAGCAGCTAACGCAGATTGACTAGCAGCGTATTCAGGTCTTTCCCAAGCAGTACCATTATAGAATCTTACTTCTTCAGCTGTTGTATTAAAGTAAACAGCACCTGCTACAAGAGGATCACCATCATTATCTACTGTAGGATCTGAAGACTTTGCACCTAAGTAAACATCATCAAAGTCATCGAATACTTGTTGTACTGCTAAAAGAGATGTAGCTGCACTACTAGCACTACCTGCAGAAGCAGTAGCTGATGAAGCAGCATTAGAGGCACTAGCAGCTGCATTGGTTGCAGATGTACTAGCAGCTGAGGCAGAGTTTGCAGAACTAGTTGCAGAAGTCGCTGAGTTTGTTGCAGAGGCTGAAGAAGCACTGGCAGAACTAGCAGCAGCTGCCTGAGCAGTCTCTGCGTTAGTCTCTGCAGTTTCTGCGTTAGTCTCAGCTGTTTCAGCGTTGGTCTCTGCAGTTTCAGCAGCAACCTTAGCAGCTATAGCAGCAACTTTAGCAGCTTCGGCAGCAGCAGCGTCAGCTGTTACTTGTGTAGCTAAATCACGAACTAATAAAGCTTCGCTTGAAGAATCAGCTACTGCATCACCTGCTCCACCTGCTCCACGATAAATAGCCATTTAAACTTCCTCTGGTTGCTTTGTTTTCTTAGATGTTTTTACTTCTTGTTCTTTAACTTCTGTATATTCAGGATGCTTACGCATTGTGTCGATGTCATGTTGGGATACAAACTCAAATACATTCCCAGTAGCATTATCTTTGAACTTCGCCATTTGAAACTCCTTGTCTTTGTTAAAGACTCCGCAGAGCCCTTAAGAAAGACCCCTCCGAAGAGGGATCAATCAGACTACAACAACTTAAGCTGGAACAGCCAAAGCTACTGCAGAACCGTCACGCAATTCTTTAACACCGAACAATGTATCGGCAGTGAACAAGTCACCAAGATACTCTTGTTTGTATTGAGTCTGAGTACGTACACCCATTTGCTCAACTAGAACTGCGAAGTCCTTGTGACCTAACAAGCAGATACGATCGCCGTCAGTTGCAGCGTCAGCGTTGCTAGAAACGAATACTGGTACACCGTAAACGTTACCAACTTCACCTGAACGAATTGTGTTGCTTGAACCGGCTTCACCTACGAAAGCTTGCTCAGTGAAACGCTGAATACCCATCAATGTGTTACGTGTTGATGGAGGAACGATCAAGAAACGACCGTCCATTGGTACATCGCTGTCATCCAAACGCTGAATAGAGCGACGGATTGCAGCGTCAGTTAACGCACCAGCAGTACCTGTGTAAGCAGTTGTACCGTCAGCACCTGAGAATGCACCAGTGTAAGCAGCTGTACCGTCACCACCGTTAACACCACGACCCAATTCAAGGATCAATGAGTCAACTTTACGAGCCAAAGCGTAACCAGCGTCATCTGTGTAGAACTGACGCATAGAAGCCAAAGCTTGAGCAGCTACGATATCTTCGATCATGATTGAGAATTCCCAATGTTGATCGATGTTAACGATAACTTCAGTTGCTGTGTCTGTGTTTAATACAACTTGTGTGTTAGCTGCCTTAGCGTTAGCTGAACCACGACCCGGTTTAGGAATGTGAACTGCGTCACCTTTCTTACCCTTGAAGCTCATCTTTTTGATAAGGTTTGCTGCTACTAGTTGTTTCTTGTATGTTGCTACAACTTCGTCGCTCCAGACTTCTGGTACGAACTTAGCTGCAGTTGTTACTGTTTGATGTCCTGATCCTAATGCCATTTTTAAATCTCCTAGTTAATTAGTTTGGTCTGCCTTTGATGCGACCTTCTTGGTACGCTTGTAAGAACTCATCGGCTCTTGCATTGTACTGTTCACGGTCATACATCATTAGCTTCATAATATCTGCATATCTGTAAGTTGGCTTTGATGATTCTCCAGTCCCACCAGTTTGTACACCGGCTGCTTTCATAGCTTGTTTGCGTTGCTGCTCTCCAACTTGTTTAACACCTTCGTCAGCTGACTGGATAGTCTGCTCTTTAATTCCTCGTAAGGATTTATAAGTGTCCAACAATTCTAAAGCTGCATCAGAATCATAGTTATTAGCTGCGTCGTACAACTGCTTACGTACCCTTGAACCTTGAATCCATTCATTGAACTCATTGCTCTTTGCTACGTCAACAAAATCAGGATGCTTTTTCTCAATCACTGCTAGTGCTTCTAGTTGCTTTTGGCGAGCTAGTTGCTCTTGCATCTGTTTGAGAACAGGGTTATTCTCTACCGCCTGATTCACTGCTTGTTTTGGATCGTCAAAAAAATCAATCTCTTGAGCCACAGGCTGTTCTGTATCTTTAGGTTTTACCCTTGCTTCGAGTTGTTGCTTAATCAATTCATCAGCTAACTTACGGACTTCACCAACTTCTTGGGCTTGTCTACCAATAAGCTTTTCAGCTTCTTGATGCATCTTAACAATTTCCTCTAGGGATTTGTTTTGATACTTACTTGGTATTACAACCTCTTCTTGTAGGTCTTGAGAGTTATCCTCTTGAGGAGTCTCATTGACACTAGTTGTGTCGTCTTGGTTAAATGATTCTTCGTCTTGCAGTTCGATTAGTTCAGCCATTTGTATCTCCTGTCGCTATGCGATTCTAGGATTCTTAAAAATAACTCGGTGTCAAGAGCACACTTATGAGTTACGCTTCTTTTCTTGAGCCAGCTTCTCAGCACGAACACGATTCCACCGGTCATAACTCGATGGGTGATCCCCTGAAAAGGGTTCAAGATAGATGCCACACCCAGTAATTACCTTACTAGCTGTGTCACCACATTCACAACACTCAACTTCAGTGACGGTATCGTCAATGAACTTCTCAGTGATGTGATTGTTCTCACAACGAAAGTCAAACATTCGTCTAGCCATTGTCAACCTCTTCTTGAAGTTGGTCGTAGACTTCTCTGCTTGCACTTTCTAGGTTAAGTAACCAATTAATAATTGATAACTCACCCTTCTTAAAATGTAACTGCTCTAAAGTATTAGCACCTTTGATGCTTTCCACTTCAGGCTTCATTAGCTGAACATCTTCTATGAGTTGTTTCCAGCCTGTAGAAGAACACATTGAAAAGCGTTCTTCGTAGTAATCTTGTAGTTCTCTATTCATTAACTTTTTCCTTGACTTTGGAGTTAATATGTGTTATACGTGTAACTATTATAACATACTTTTCCCCAAAAGTCAAGTACTTTGTTACATATTTACAACTTTATTTTTATTCTGTAACTCTGCGATTCTTTCATTAGAAGCAATATCTTCTACCTTAATTACTCGATCCATTAGCTTCATACGCTTCTCAAACTCATCAGCCATTGGATCAGAAGTATTCTTAGAAGCTGCAGCTAGTAACTTAGCTTGGGCTTCAGCAGGAATGTACTGAGTTTGTACACCAATCTTCTGGGTTTCAGCCATAGCTTTAGCAGCTTCTGCCTGAGCTTTCTGAACCATTGCTTCTTTAGCTGCCATCTCTAGCATCTGATTTTGCTGAGCCATTGGATCTGGCTGAGACATCGCTTGAAGTTGAGCAATAATCTCTTCACGATTTGATAAGCTTGAAGACTTGATGATACCTTGCAACAATACTGGAGTAATTGGGCTGTTACCTAGAGTCTGCATCAAGCCAACCATCTGTTGTTGTTCGTATTCACGTGCGACCATACCCATCGAAGACACAGGCAAGAAGATAAAGTCTTGAACTGGGTAACGCTCAGGATCAAACTGCATGAATCTCCAAGCAGCTTTCTGAATAAATGGAATCAAGAAGTCTTCTTGGAAGTTAATCAAGGTACGCTTGTTCTTCTTCATCAATCCAGACAAAGCCATAGACAAACCAGCACCTGAAGCTTCACCACCAGCTACTTGTGAAGGCATAGAAGCTGAGTCCATAGTACCAGTAGCCTGTAAAAGCATAGACTGGAACGTCTGAGCTGTCTGCATGTTAGCAGGATCAGTGTTACCAAACTTGAACGGCATCATAATCTCGTTAGGATTACCGTTAACTAGTAGGTTCTTACCTGCTTTAACTTCGTACTTAGCACCACGTGGTAGGCGAGTAGCGTCCATAGCCATCATTGGTGCAGTTGTTAGGGCTAAGCTGTCTAAGTGAGCACGGATCTGTGCGTCAACAGCCTTCTGCATGTTGTAACCCTTCTCAGCTGTACCACGTCCCCAGAAACGACCGGGCATAGAGTCAGCTTGGTAGGCTACAATTGGACGATCCTTCATCATGTAAGGGTTAGCTTCAGCTTTAAGTAGGTGTGCATCGTCTGCAATCACAATAATAGCTTCAACTAAGTCAGCATAGTCGTCCATTGCTGAGTCTTCAGGGAATAAATCTACTACTTCACCGTCTTCATTCTCTAATTGCTCTAGGTATTCACGTGGAACTAGACCGTAGTAGCGAATAACACGTAGCTTACCGTCTTGATAGTT